TGATACTTCTTAACAGGTAATTTACATTGATTGAAACGCATTGTGGTCTAGCTGATGTCCAGCTTTCCCATTCCGTTTACATTACTGAAATGTTATCAATATCATCATCTCCGACTGTCACGGTCTCGGATTAAGTTGTCGGTGTCCTCACTGATAGCAAGGACGCGCTCCACAGCTGAAGGGATAGCGGGCCGGCCAGGCGGGTTCGGGTAGGTTTCCAGCAGTGTGCGGAGAGTTAGCCTTACTTGCACATCCAGTATACGTTCAGACCGCATCGCATCAATAGTATGTTCCATTTCGGCCTGCTGGGTTTCCAGCTTTTCGATCTTCCGCCATAGATCTTCCCGAAGCCGGTTGCCGGCTTCGAGAGTGAGCTGGAGTTCGCTCTGCGCCAGCTGGGCTTTTGCGGTTTCTGCTTCCCGTTCAGCAACAGCGCGCGCCGCTGCCGACTCCAAGGCCTTTGTCCGCCAGAGGGTTCTCTGTACAATCACCGTGGTGGTCAGCGTAGTCACCAGGGTGAGAAGCGCGATGCCGATGCTTTCGGTAATTCCTAGACCCGATAGGGATAGCCCTGCTACAGCTGGGTCCATGTGGCCTCCAGTCCTAGGATAGGGCCACCGCGGAATCGACCACTGCCGCCACCAAGACGGGATCCAGGCTACGGATCAACGCCTCCACCGCGTCGAGTAGCACGATTAGCTGGTTGGCCATTCCTTCACCTCCCGATGGGCCGGAGTGTGGGTATCAGCAGTAGCCGCCGGCGTGGTACTAGCCGGTGTTGGCGTAGCCTCAACAGCAGTCGAGGGCGTTGCCGGCGGAACAATAGCCACCATGCCCGGCGCGCCGATACGCCATGTAGAGATGGATGTGAGCAGAGAAGCGATGGTGGCTGCTACTGCCAACCCCAGGCATTCTTTCCAAACGTCAATGGGGGAAAAGATGCTGATAGGTAGAGCTGGGATAGCGACTTGGGCGAAAGTCCTGGCGGCGCGGCTACCAGCATCAACCCAAAAGGCTTTGTTCCACATTACTTGTTTCCTTCCTTGAGTAGGGTTTCGATCCGGTCGAGGCGCTCCGGGAGCGTGGCTACCGTGCGGGCGATTTCCGGGATGAGCTTGATTTTGTCGGCCACGAAGTCGACAAAGGTTTTGCCTTCGGTGGCTTTCCAGCCGGAGAAAACCGGCTTATTGTCTTTCCATTCGGGGCCAACTAGTTGGTCTAGGATCCAGCGCACCATGCGTGGTTCTCCTTCTTCTTGTTGTGGTTGGTTAGGTGAGTCGAGGAGTTCGGCGGCGTAGGCCAGCACGACGTCGAACGGGAAGCCAGGGCCGGGGTCGGTGTGGTCGACCTCCCGCCAGGCTGCGGAAATTTCCGCATGGCCATGAACGCCACGAGCCCCGGTGCGGAGTTGATCGGCGTCGATGAACTCTAGAGGAATGTCGTACAGTTGCGACCAGGCGGCGATTTGTTCGGCGGTCCGCCGCAGCTTTGCGTCGTCGTCAAGCCAATCCTCACGGCTCATTCGCGCGTAACCAGTGAGGCTGATGTGGAGACAACGGGCATTACCGGTGGGACCAGCGGCGTACGGCATGAAATCATCCGTGTTGCACAAAATGAGGTTGCCGTCGGCGCCGGCGAGCACGTTATAGCTGGAGCCGTTAGCGGGGTTTGTCTGCCACTGGGCCACAGCAATCCCGTCCCGTTCCGGCGGGCACTCCACTGTGTGGACGCAGATCGACTGAATAGTATCGAGGGAGCGGTAGCCGACGCCGGGCATGTCCGCGGTGAAATCGGCATCGTAGCGGATTTTTGTTTCCATGGTTCCTCCTTCTTCTTGGGTTGGGGTTTCAGGCATAGGAGTGAGGCGTGATGCGGTGCCGTTTGGGTGTTGACCCCAGTAGTCGCCGAGCACGAAATTGATATCGCAGTCGACGCCGCCCACGGTCTCGCTACCCGGGCGCTGGTACAGCACTGCTTCCGTGGATAGGACGCCTCCGCTCCAGGCCGCGGTCTGCCACGACAGATACTTGCCACCCCCCAGGGCAGCGATAAGCGCGTCGGCGGCAGCCCACGCAATGACCCTGGAATGCCCATAAATACCGACCCGGTCACGGCCCAAGGTTTCACAGCAGGCCCGGAAATACTCGGATGCGACACCGTTCCACTCATCAAGGCTGATAGGGAAATCCACCGCGAAAAACACCGGGTAGTCACCACAGTCGAGCTCGTCGAGCTTCCGTTGGGCCGCCTGGGCATCGGCCAGGCCACCGTTATAGCCACGCATCACATCGGAATCATCTTCTTTTCCAAACTGCCATACGAAAGCGACCTCCAGGCCATGAGCTTGGAGGTCATCTAGTTCAGCCTTCTGGATGGGCTTTCCCCGCATCCAGCTAGCCCTGGGTGGGCTGATGTAGCGGATCACGCCATCATGGCCAGCGGCACGAATCGCCGCAGCTGGCGGCACGCCAGCACTGTAATCAAGAATTGTTAACAATGTTTTTCTCCTTCAATATATTTCCCCAACGGTTAAATGCTATTTCCGCAGTTGAAGCCTATTCGGCTCCCCCACGCATGACTAGTTTCCAGGAATAAGGAAAAGCTAGATTACCTGTTCTTTACCAATGAGTTTTCCGATAATACACCCCCGTTCCCTGTACGAACGTTACGCTAGGATCAACAAAATCCACAGAGATTTCTCCGGTCGTACTAAGAGTAAACAACCCTGTTGCTGACGGTTTTCCTGGAGTAAATAATGGAAAAACCACATCCCTTTGGATAAAGTGTGCGTATTTTTCAGGTATCTTACCTTTTACCCCAGGTGTATACGCTAGAACAATAACGTAGGCCCAGCTACCAACATACATGATCCCAGTGCGGTTTTCATCAAAGAAAACGTAATCTGCATCAGTCAGTTTACGCAGGTTATCTGATATTTGGTTCACACTAGAACTAAGACTGTTTAGGTTGCTTTGCAACCCAGTGATATCGCTCAACTCATGAACATGAATTTTAGGGGCTTTGGCATCAGCTAACTTTTTAAGAGTGTTAAGGTCCTCTGGTGCGCCATCTACTAAAGCATCAATATCCTGGGTGATGAGTGAGCTGATGCGAGTAATCACACCGGTATCTAAATGCTCGTAGGTGATGCCACCTTGTGGAATGCCATCAGCCATAGATTTCACTATTCGTTGGGCATCAGCGTGGGCACTTTCAGCAGACTTCGATGCTTGGTCTGATGATTTCTTTGCAGCATCTTCCGAAGTTTTCGCGGCCTGGGCAGATACTAAAGTATTTGACTCTGCTTGCTGAGCACTTTTCGCTGAGGCCGCTGCTGCGGCCTCGTGTGCTGCTGCTTCACGGACCTTTTGGTCCATGCCAGCACGTGCTTCAATAGTTTGCCTTTTCCATTCTTCTGTGACCTGAGCGTAATTTTTGCTCTGTTGCTCCGACTTGGCGGCTGATGCAGCAGCAGTTTCTGCCACACGTCGACTATTCGCAGCTGATAGCGCATCCTCCCTGATACCCTTAGCTTTATCTACATCACTTTTGATCTCTTTTCGCAGTAGATCACCAGCAGATCCTATCGCATCCTTAGTCCTTGCCACCAGTACATCCATTTGGCGTTCCGCAGTTTGAGCATGTATTAGCGCCGTACGCTCTGCTGCCTGGGCGCGCTCGGCAATCGCTTCCAGTGGAGCTATGCCGCGAGGCGTGTATCGATATTGTGTGGTCATGACGTCTACTAATCGGGCTTCTCCTGCCCCGTCTGGAATGATGACTTCGAAAGGTTCCATGTCACGGAGCCCTTTACATCGCAGCTGAACCATGAGCGGCCCGGGTTCCACCTGTACAGTGGCTTTACCACGGGACAAGGTTACTTTCATAGGTGTAGTAGTTACCACGCCGTCCGATGCATCTGCAGAAGAGCGCACCCGTGGAGCATACAGCAATACATAGTCGCCTTCATGGGGAATGCCCCCAACATCGGCGAGATTGATACTTAAATTCCGCATCTTTATCACATTCCTTTCGGCTTAGTTTCATCTGATACTTCTGCAGTCCCCATATGCACAGCATCATGGGAATGCCGTATAGCTGATAGAGAAGAATGCTGTGTGCCACCACGGAACCAACGCCAGTTCGCAGAATACACATCAATACGAACTTGGTATCCGGCTGTGGGAATCACCACCGGCATGAACGTCTCTAGCGTATGGTCCCGGTTATAGGGAACCTCGGTCTCGATAATGCTGGTGTGGTATTCCGTTTTCCCGTCTGGGTTGAGGATCGTGATTTTCAGGTAACAGAAGTTACCGCCTGTATAGGTGGTCCCTACAGCACGTACTCGGGCGTTGATAGTCCATAGCCCTTTGGCGTTCAGGATAAAATCGCCGGCGTCTGAAATATAGGCGTTTTTATTCGGCCCTAGTTGGGCGTCAAAAGGCACCTTACGCCAGTTATCGCTAGACCATTCGATATTGATGTTCTTCGACTGATATGCACACAGGTACCCATCGGTGTCAGAAACCAGGTCCAGCCGTTTGTTCAGGATGAGCTGTCCAGATTTCTGGGCCTCTATTTCCTCTTTCATTGGGGTGATGAGCGATTTCAGAGCCCTGCCGAAATCCCCCAACAATCCATTAATGAACCCGAACGCAGTACTCACAATTAACGCACCACCATCGCGCACTAGTTGCACAATGTCTTTCAAACCTTTCAAGATTGCTGTACCGAATCGGGTGAATATCTGCGATAATGACTGATCACCAAGATTCAATGCAGTTTCAGCGCGTTTCCTGGCCAATGCCTTGACAGATTCCTCCGTCTGCGCGGTAATGGATTTGACCTGGGCCCCCACCACCGCATCCGTGCCCGGGGTCACCGGGTAGGTGCCGGATTCGATAAGGCTTTTATCGTCACTCATCCTCGATCACCCTCGCCGTGTCTTCGGTCCCTTCTGGTGTTTCCGGGTGGATCTCGGTTTCTAGCCGGCGCAGCAATACTTGTTTTTCCGCCATGGTGAGGTGGCTGATATCCGGGGCAGTCTGCTCAGCGTCCAGGGGTTCGTCAATAGGCACCCATCTGCCGGCTGCACCCATCACCCAATCCGTATCGGGGCCAGGCGGCACGTACTTGACAGTTTGTTCTTCTGGGTGATGCCGGAAACCACAATCGTAAAGGCGCTGTGACCACTGCCGCATCACATCGACCGGCAACACCAACGGTGCGGTAGCGCCAGGGCCTGGCAAAGCCACCAGGGCCCATAGAGCTTGCTCCTCGGGACTCGTCATATCGCACGACGACTGAATAGGGATTCCCATTTTTAGATCACTCCTAGATCGTGGATAGCTGCGGTGGCGTTTTTTACTCGGCCCAGGATTTTCTCCAAGGGGGATTCCTGGGAGGCACGATCACCGCAGGTTATTTCCCAGCCCACTTGGTCACGGCTATAGCGGTACACCAGTTCTGTCACTTGCTCTACCACTACTTTGTTTTCTGGCAGCCCGATAATTGTGGCGCCCACCCGGTCGCCTAGGAAGAAATGACCTTGGCCGTTCTCGCCAACATGCCAGGGGGCACCATCGACGATTTTCATTTGATGGGATACTTTTTCCCGCGTTTCCCAAAATCCTTTCCGCAGTACCGCTAAGGCCGATAGGGTGTAGGCACGATCGGAGCCATCGGAGAAATGTTCCCAATATTTTGACCATCCTAGAGACCTAGATCGGTCAGCGGACTTTTCCGCCATCCATGCCAACAACGTGTCCTCGTAAAACGGTTTGAGTAGCGTATCAGCTATGGGCCCCAGGCTAGGGGCTGCAATAAACATGCCCAGGTAATTTCCCAACATACTCACTGCCGCGCTGATGGCCTCATTGACGCCGTAAGTGGAGTGGCCACCGGCCACTACTTGTACCGCAGTCGCCGGCTTGTAGGAGAACTGGGCGGACTCCAGGCCGGACAATCTGCCGTCCCGATACAACACATATGGTGCACGCGGTACAGTACCTAACCAATCCGGCTTCTGATATTCCGGCACGTTCGGATTGGACACCACTGTCGATTGGGTATCAATATTCCCCTTCGTCAATTGCTGTACCGTACGGACGAAACCACTAATCACATTGCCGCGCAGGGCAGTACCATCCTGACCCCAATAGCCGGACTTGTTCACGATATCCACGATGAGGCAACCATGGCGAATTCTTGCCCGTGGCCATGGCAACGGATCACCCGTGAGCCACCTCCGGCACGTCACCATCAGCTGCGCATCTTCCAACTTATCCTTGGCCATCTCATGCCAATACTTCATCCGGGATGACACGATCGTCCACGGAGAAGGGTCAGCGCCAAGCGATCCCGGCGCGATTTGGATTGCCCATTGGGAGGTGTCCCAGGTGTCGAGCCATGATGTGGGGTCTAGCGGGTCGTTGGGTAGTACCCATGCTGATCCTTCTAGCCGCCAGAGGTTTATGGCCAACGCGCATTTTAGGGCCCAGGCAGTGGGGCCCATCATGATGAATGTCCTGGGGAATTGCACTGGGGCGGGCGTGAGTGGATTGGGCCACACAAGGATGTGCTTGAGTTCTTCGTAGTCGTGGAGAGCTTGAAGCTCTAGCAGTCGAGTGCCATCTGTGTTTTTAATGATGTTGACGCTGGTGACTCTGCCACCCCAGCGGGTGCCGTCCTTGTCGGATGTGATGTGGATATTTTTCACGTCCCGACTATCGAATCGGAGGATCCATGTGGATATCCAGTGGTCGATAGGTAATGTAATGGTTGCCCCGCCGGTGTCGTTGAGTTTCCACTGGGTTCTGGCCTCTATGACAACTCCGGTGATGGTGCCAACATAATTCCAGTTACCGTCCCAAATCCTGATGAGGGGTTTTGTTCTGCGAGCCTCGGCGCGTTTCGCGCGGGTTTGCTGTCCGTGTTTCCAGGCTGCTTCAAGTTTCTCATGGGGAATATCACCAATATATGGTGGGATGATCTGCATCAGGCACCTCCTCCGTATGCTCGCTGCCAGTGCTCTACCATGCGGATTTGGCATGATGACAGGTTCGCTTCTCCGCCTTCCACTTTGACGGCTATTGCTTTTTGCGTCGTGCGGGGTGGTATCGGGTAGAGGAATTCCACGCCGCCGAAACGCCCGGCGAAGTTGGAACCGTCGCTGGCCACGTAGGATTCTTCCCGCGGGTGTGTGTTGATCGTGAGCGATTGGATGCGGGTGAGTGCTGGGCATTCGATCCTGCGGGGTCCGGCGCTCAGGTTCATGTCGGGGATTGTCCATTTACCCGGCCCAGTGAGTGTCCACATGGGCCAGAGCTCACAGTCTGCTGGGTTTTGAACATAAAGGGTTCCCTGACTGGTGCCGCTTAGTGCAATCTCGGACACGTAGGTTTCCCCTACCCAAAACGGCATGGGTGCTCTAAGAGTGATGGTCATTTGCGACCAGCCCCAAATTCGCGGGTCCCGCTCGGATTTCGTTTGGGTTTTCTCCAGCTTCACAACATCCAGGGTTCTGGTGGAAATATCCGTCGTTACCCGGATTTGAGCAGGTCGAATATAATCGAAGCTTGCATAGAATTCCGCCTCGATTTCCGACCATGCTCTCTCATCTCCCACAATATCGAACGCCAACACGAGGTCCAAGGGTTCGATGTTATAGCTGAGGAGGGTTGCGCCGTCCTGGGATGCGCCTTGCTGCCAAATCTGTTTAAACGGTGCCTCGTCATGAAGGCCTTGAGGGTTCTTCGCTAGTTCTACGCCCTCGCGGCCCATGCCAGGACCGGATACTGTCCACAACTGCCCGTCACAACCGATAATCTCAATCAAGGCGGGAGTCTCAAACAAATCCAGTTCCGATGCCACAATCTTCTCCTTTCTTGTTATGCACCTTCGATGGCCATAACCAACTGCTTTGAGTGCATGTCTGCGCGGCGTAGTCCCTCGTCGACATTGTTGGTTTCCACGTGATAGTGCACTTCAACCGTTCGTCCCTGCGCAGCCGTGGCGGGTCTGAAGGATGATGCTTTAGCTACTTCCCGGGCTAGCTGAGGCTGGGCGTTGATTTGTTCCAGCCACGGGCGAAGATGCCGCGCCGAAGCTTCACGAACTACGAACTCGCCGTTGGACAGTGTGGATAATATGGCGTCATCCATAGATCCACCGGGGCCGGTAACTAAACCACCTAAGGCGAATGCTTTGGGGTTCAGGCCACCGATCAAATCGGCGCCGACAATCTTGTCTGTGGCTATGCCCGGGTATTGGGATAGCATATCGGCCGCTATTTTCTCGGCGTTCTGTACATCCCTAGCTTTCGAGTAAGTGGATTTGCCGCGGGTATCAGATGCTTTATCACGGGTATCCATCCACTGCGAATACGCCTTAACGATAGGGATATCATCGGAAATCCCCACTAGCCCTAGGGCGTCTTTCACCTGGCCGGACACGAAATCCTTAGCGAACTTACCCAAAATTTCAGAGAAAGTTGATGGGGTGTTCGATTTCTTTTTCTTCGACCTCGTGCCGTACGAGTCAGGGTTCGACCGTGATGATTTTCGGAAATCCTTCAAATCATTAGCAGACACATCCGTCACATCGGATAGATCATCTCCCGTATATCCGCCACCATATGAGGGGTCGGAATAATCCCGGGGCACATAATCATAATCCGAATCCGCACCCCTAGAACTAGAACGGGATCCCAGAAGCGAATACGAAGGCGCATCATCATTGGAATCATAGGAAGAGCCCAGATCATAAGCATCATCGGAAGACTTTGTTCGGACCACAGCATCAATACGATCCGCATCTGTAGCAGAATCCGACTGCTGCTGATCAACGATTTCTTCCAAATCTTTATCCGCTGGTACCTCCACCTCCGTGAAGAACGCACCTGGTAAATATGCGTGCTCGGTGAACTGTGGGTCATCAGCACCAGCAGCGGCACCACCGTACTGCCCATCGCCGCGTTCGCCGCCCATTTCTACCGCCACACCAGACGGTACAGTGAGGGCAGTATGTCCTTCCTCACCATCAGGGTCAGTGCCGAACCAGCCGACCTGTAGATCCCCGAAATCACCGCGGCCGGTATTAAAGCCCAAGTTTGATAGGGCTTTGGCTTCCATGGCAAGCGAGAACTGGTCACTCCACGCATCCAACCCCACAGCGTAACGGCTAATGGCACTTACCGCACCAGGGCCATCACCCCACTGTGTTTGCCCGTACGGCTGCCCCTCGATCTCGTGGGCGAACTCGTCCAGTTTTTGGATGGTAATACCACCGTCAGCAAACCTCCGGGGAGCTTGTGGGGTAACGTCTGCCCCATCGTAGGCAACTTTAGTGCGGGTAGTCTTTTCTACCACGTCAAAGCCCATAATGTTTGCGGTTTGAGCCAGGATCTGGGTGCTACGTTTCCGCTTTGACGGGGCCAATGGGATGAACGCCTCACCCTGTGTTTCGTCTTCAGCCCACACCAGGTATGAGCCGCCGGGGGCGATTTGAGCATCCTGCGTCGATAGGCGCGTACCACCATTAGCGTAATGGGTTACTCCCCCGTCACCGTAGCCGGCACCAGGGCCATCACCATCATCATTGTCATCACCGCCGGTGAGCATGTGCCACATATGCTTAATGCCAGACCATAGGCCCATAATCAGGTCTTTACCAATCTGGACCAGCCAGCTACCAGCATTGTGGAAAGCATCAAGGATAGAATCTTTGATACCGCGTACCCATTCCATGAGGGAATTAATCCCCTTTGATGTGGCGTTCGCGGCACCAGCCCACAGTTCGTTGAACTTCTGGATAAGGTCACTAGCGAAATCCACGATCGCGTGGATGACCTGTTGGATCATGTCCGCGAAGCCGCCCACAATGCCAGCACCGAACTCTACCACCGTGGCCACAACGTCCACACCAAGGGTGATGAACTTAGCGATAATATCCCCTACCACACCGATGACGGTGGCAAGCACCTGTAACAGGATACCGATAAACTCATCCAAGATAGCGATAACCGGCACTACCGCCTGGACCACGGACACGAAAGCATCAACAATGCCCACGACTGCCGGCACCAAGGAAATAATCATCGGAATTAGTGGGGTGATACATTCCACCAACAGCTCAGCAAGAATCGGAATCAACGGAGCTACGGCCTCCAGCAGAGACACGAATCCCTCGACAATGGACACCACGGCCGGCACCAGAGCAATCACCGCAGGAATCAGCGGGGTAATCACATCTACCGCGAGCTGAAGCAGCATCGGAATCAGCGGTAACACCGCCTCCAGCAAAGACCCGAACGCCTGCACTAACGTCGGGAATACCGGGGCCAGCTGGTTTAGTGCATTGAGGATTGCTTCACCTAGAATCTGGGCGACTTGCACCAATACCGGCATAATCATTGCCAGCACTGGTGACAACTGTTCAATCATCATTGAAATAAGCGGCACTACTGCCTGCGCTATCTGCGCAAACACCTCCACCAATGGTGGCAGCAACGGGGCTAGCTGCTGGATCATCTGCACCAGCGCATCACCCATCACCTGGGCCAATTGTGTGAACACCGGAGTCAGCTGCTCAATGATCGGCGTTAATTGCGTCACCAACGCCGTAATGACCGGCGCTAGCGCCTCCGCTACCTGTAGTAATACCTGGGCCACGGACACCAGCACGGCATTGAATGCCTCACCCAGTACCGGCAACAGTGGGGACAGTGCGTCAAGGAGCTGGCCAAAAGCCTGCGCCACCGGGATTAGCGCATCTGCCAATCCTTGGCCCAGAACTGCCACTAGCGGCCCCAGGGCAGCACCCAGTTGGCCGATTACTTCACCGATTGGGGCCATCGCTGGGGCAAATGCCGCTAAACCATCCGCCAGGCCCTGCACCAGTACTTGGATTCCCGGCGCGGCCGCCTGTATGAATTCGGCGATGGCCGGCATGATAGTGCCGCCGATGGTTTGCAGCGCCGTGGATAGGATTGGCATTAGTGCTGCGAGACTATCGGTCATGGCCCCGAAGAACGTCGTGAGGGCTTGTTGGCCTTCCATGGAGTTGACGAAGTTGTTGACCATTTCCAGCAACTGGCCCAATGGGCCTAAAGATGCCTGGCCGGCTGCGGACGCCGCGTGAAACACGCCGGAAATAATGCCGCCGATGTTAGATAGGGTGTGGCCTAAGGTTTTGAGGGCCTCAACACCGTTTTGAACCCACTGATCGAATTGTCCATTTTGAGTTGACTGGCTGAGGAAATCCGCCAACCTAGTACCGGCCTCACCTAAGTACTGGCCTAATTGCGGTAAGTAAGCAGATCCCGCCGCACCAATGTCCACCAGTGCTTGAGCAAGTGGTCTGGCTGCCTGGTTAACGTTAGCGAACATCCCGGCGGTGTTGCCCAACATACGATCCAACCCCACCTGGGAAGACTCACTAGCTAACGCTGCGATTGTGGACCGTAAACCGGAATTGATCTCAGCAGCGATACCAGCTAAGCCGACTCTGAGAATAGGCAGCTGTGCGGTAGCTAGATCCGTGATGGACTCGCCTAGGCCTGCGAAGAGATTATCCTGTACCTCCAGGCGAAGCTCTTTCCACTGGGCACTAAGCGCCTGGATAGCAAGCACAAAAGCCTGGGCATTAGGAGACAAGTTCGCTAGCGCATCGGCGAAATCATCAGTACCACTGGTGGCTTTTTCGCCAGCTTCGGCATAGTTATCAAGCGCATCAACGAGCTGTTCCTGCGCTTGAACCACACTATCTTGCGCATCCGCCAGGTTCCGCTGTGCATCTTCCACACCACGGTAAGCGTCTTCTACCCTGCGCTGGGCATCTTCCACACCACGCTGTGCATCTTCTACACCACGGTGGGCGTCCTCTACGCCACGCTGCGCATCGGCTTCTTTTTCCGCTGCTTCCGCTACTTTTTCCTTGGCCGCAACGACCTTGTCTGACCCCTCAACACCTTTATCCGAAGCTGCCTGTGTGTCGTGGGCCAATTTGTTGTTTTTCTCCCGCATTTCGTCGAGAGACCGCAGAGATTTACGGTATGCTAAATCAGCTTCGGCGATATCCAGACGGCTGGATTCTGGGTCTTCCTGAGCTTCCCGTAGCCGCTGTTTAGCACGCGCAACTGCTAAAACTGCATCTTCTTCATTCAAGGCCGCATCTTGCAGTTGCTGCTTCATATCTTGCAGATCCCGGGCAGCGTCTTTCCTCGACTGGTTCAGATCCTGCTGGGCCTTGCGGGAATTCTTCTGGGCTTCAACAACACCACGCTCCGCATCAGCAACCTTGCGTTCCGCATCCTCTACCCGGCGGGCTGCATCTGCCACGCCACGGTGGGCGTCGTCTACTTTACGGGCGGCGTCGGCAACCCCACGGTGGGCGTCTTCTACCCGGCGTTGGGCTGTGGCGATAGCACGCTCTGCGTTTTCTACCTGCCGCTGAGCGGATTTCATGGACTTATCGGTGTCAGTAGTGGCAGCCACCGCACCCTTGCCCATGGTGGAAAATGCTTTACCCACCCCGGACACTCCAATGCCGAGAGCGGCGAGCGCGCCAGCGGCTGCGCCGGCTAAGGCTGGTAGCGTAGCCAGAGCGCCGGATGCCGTCACTAGCACCTGAGTCATAGCGGCAAGCGGGCCAACAGCGCCAGTGGCAGCAACCCCGATCACACCCAATCCGACACCTCGGGCTGCAAGACCAGCCATTGCAGCACTTGCTGCCCTAGCGTGAGCAGTAATACTAGCAATCTGCGCCTGGGCAGCAGCAAGACCAGCTCTGCCAACCCTGACCGCAATCTCGGTGGTACGCCGCACTGTGAGACCAGCCAACTGGGCAGCGGCGCGGCCGATATTAGTCCTAGCCACTATTTCAACAACGCGACGTCGCACCAGCGCCGCTAACTTCGCTGATGCTGTACTAGTGTCAGCGTCGGCCTCAATCTCGGTTTTCCGGTCCCTGGCCGTTGTATCTAGCTGAGACTCAGCAGCACCAGTATCAGCATCAGCGTTGATTTCTGATTCTCTGTTACGCGCTGTGACATCCAACTGGGTTTCCGCAGCAGCAGTGTCAGCGTCGGCCTCAATCTCGGTTTTCCGGTCCCTGGCTGTAGTATCTAGCTGAGACTCAGCAGCACCAGTATCAGCATCTACATTCAGGGTGAGGTTTTTCTTGCCCGTGATACGGTTGATTTTCCGGCGTGCTTTGCTGGTATCCGCATCAACAGTAATGGATAATGATTCAGCGTATTCCGCCAGCTCTGCTTTGACTTGTTCACGGAACTGGTCGAAATCCGGCAGTATCTCTACACCAAAGGTAGCAGTGATTCTTTCAAGTTCGGCGCGAAGACGACGGGCGAAACCTGCAAGGTTAGGCCTAATCTCTACCTTGGCGACGCCGGCGGTGTATTCAGCCATGATGGTCTCACCCCCCGTCGTCGTATCTAGCCCCTACTAGCTGGCTTAAAATATGGTCACGTTTAGCGTTCAGCCGGGTTTTACCCAAACGTTCCCTGGCGGTTTCGGGATAAGGAGCAGGATCAAGCCCCACTTGGCCTTGACTGCCCACCGCCACTAGCTGGATGAGGCGATTTTCGATTACTGCTAGCTGTTCCCGGATCGGATCCCACTCACGCAACCCTGGTCGATGGGCCACATCATGGTCTTGATGTTCCATGGCGTACTGGGCGATATCATCGTCATCAATGACAGACGCCCAGTAGTGGGATCCTTGAGGTAACTGTTCTACCAGTTCCAGGAACGTTCGCCAGTCTCGCACTCCAATAAACCAGTCATCAATATCAATGTTGAGATATCGATGGAAATCCCACCGTAGTTCTTTGCCCCGATGGTTAATCAGAGCAATAATGTAGAAAAATCGGTGATCTTTTCTACCAGGCCTTTGCCGTAGAAATGCTCAAAGTAGGCGACGATCACACCAAGGGCGATCATTTCGGCGTCTTCGGCATCATTGATGGCCATGATGAACCGGTTCAAATTATCCTTGAAGATCAGCCGTAAAACGTCGATACTGCTGAGCTGATCGGGGTCTTTTAAGATTTGTTCCAACCGTAGGCGATCCACGTAGGTGGGGGCTTGGATTTTTATTGCCGGGTCAAACCCGTAGTCTGCTCCCAGCACAAACGGCTTCCGGGTAAGTACCGTCCGCCGATTGCGGTTTTTTACTTCCTTAATGGGAAGGGCTTGGGCACGTTTACGGAATCGCTCGAATTGATCTTCTTCCAATTCCGTTTCTTCGTCAGGGTAGCCCTCTACCTCGAAATTGGTGTCGTCTGCAGCGTCATCATAGTCGTCGTAGTCGACAGGGGTCGAGCTACGCGATGGTTGCCTGCGTAGTTGTCGTTTACGGTTCTGGCTTGCCATAGATGTTTTCCTTTCCTGAAATATGGATGAGGACAGAGAAGGCCAGGTATTACGCCTGGCCTTCATACTGGTCGATGAGTAGGTTTTACTGCTTTGTGACTTCTACTGTCTTGGGGAAACCACCACCAGTGAGGCCAGTAGCGATCACAGTTGGCTCGGCGGAAACCTTGGTGATAGTAAACCCCGCATCCATGGTGCCGCCGACTGTGGCTTCGTTTTCTCCCGAGGCACGAATAGCTGCCTGAATAGCGGCAGCGGTTGCATTGTGCTCAATGGTAGCGGTCATTTTGCCGTTGATGCTGATCGTGTACGTGCCGCCCGTAGCTCCCTTCACGGAATACTTGAAGCTATCATTCAGCAGTTTTTGGACGCCCGTAACGCCCATCTTCTGGGCTAGCTCAGGGGTGAACCCCGGGCCGGTGATGCCGAAGCCAAAGAGCGCGCCATAGGCGGGGTCCTCCTTAGCCGCCAGTGTCAATGGGTACGTCAGCGCGTTGGTTTGCGTAACAGATTGTTTGCCGCGCTTCTCGACGGTGACCTTCGGGAAAATCCAATACGGGTAGATTTCGTTTTCAGGTTCACCATCATAACCAATGATGATCGAAGAGTATTCTTTCATCTTGGCAGCGCGGCGTTTTTTCGCGTAATACGATCCGTTCTTGTACTCGCCAGTGCCCAGATCGTAGTACATTTCTAGCGTGCGGCGGCGGGCTTCTTGCGGGGTGAAGTCGATATTGAAGGTTTCTTCAGTGATGAAATCCCTGCGGCGGCCACGGGAACCGTAGCCTTCCGGACCTTCGACTTTCATGTCTGGGGCAAGATCCACGCCAGATTTTTGTTCGATTTCACCAGCAGTCCACCATTCAGAGCCAAGTTCTTTCAGCTTGCCGTTTTCAGTGAGTTCTTCAGGAATCGGTGCCCCGTAGTCAGCGAGAAGAACAACCATGTTGATAGCGGCAAATACTAGACTATCGTCTTTGTCTTTGAGCGTATAGAAATCAGTAGTAGTCACGCTCTATCTACCTTTCTCCCACCATATTAAGCGGGTACAGGAAATCCCCCATTCCTTGTAGTTTGGGGGATGAGGGTTTGAGTTAGGCTATTTTTATCGGGGCCTGCGAATAGCAAACGTGAACAATGCCTTTACATATCGGTCTTCGGGATTTACCCATACCGGCATGGTTGGCCCTTGCACTTCGGACACGTCAATGATGCGTACTGTACGGGAGAACTCTTCCGCCTGATTATCCAGCATCCATGCCCGAATATGTCGCAGCAGATCATTGGAAACATCACGCCGCTTTGATACCACACCAATCTCAATGATTGGTTTATCAACCTGGTCAGCTACTGCTGCGACCCCGCCGATGCGCTGGATCACGATCAATGGATGCTGGCGGATGATTTTTTCGTAGTCCGCAGGAATCCATGTACACACTTGCGGTGCGGGATCACACTCCACAGCAAAGGCATCCAACAGTTCGCAAATAATGTTTTCGGCGTCAGGCCATGGGCGAATCCCTTCCGGGAATTTCATTTTCATCACCTACTTTCTATATTTTCACTGCTTCTACTACTCGGTGTAACGCCCGGTTAGGAGCGATCCTTCGAGGTGGTTTCCTGCGGCGCGGAGGCTTGGGGACCGGCGGGTTTGTCATGTGGCCGAAAAACACCGGCACACCATACGGGCTTTCCACTGATAGCGTAGCCACCCACCGCGGATCTCCCATCGGATAGGGGCGCGCTATTTCCACATCAACGACAGACGATGCCGCTAACCGGCCGGTGTTTTTCGGGGCAGATGATTCATACAGGGCTTGCGCCAAATACCCAGCTTCAAATATGATGGCTTCTACTTCTGGTCCAGTTAGATATCCCTGCATCTTGCATGGCTCAAAATTCATCTACCCCATCACCGCCTCACACAACGCCACCGTCCCCATGGTCACGTTTTCCCTGCGTGGGTGCTCCCACACTTGGATTTCCGTCACTGTTAATGTCCTGTCGAATGGGGTTGTAATGATGTCTTTTGGTTGCAGGTTAGGGGTTTGCCTGCGGAAATACACCGCAGGTTGGGTAGTCACAATCGTTTTATGATCGTGGTCAACCGTAACTCCTGCCCACCCAATCCGTGCGCCTGTAATCTCCCAAGGTGGGGATGGTTCACCGATCGGATCACCGTGCCGGTCTATCTTGGGTGGGCGTCGTACCGTGATCGTGGCCACAGCCGTCACCACCCTTCGGCAGTAATGTTACGGAATTCTCCCACACCAATAGCGTTTTCGATAAGGTCACGTTCTTGACCAGTGAGATAAAAATTTCCCTCACCGTTAGCGAATCGCAGAGTGCTGCTGAATGGACCACCAGTGTCGGTGATTTCCGAAGCCCCATCATGCGTATCAGCGATAAGCGAGCGCCTCACCATAGCGCAGGACACCATTTTTAGCACGCCTGCTTGATGCTCACTGGGGACATTGGGGATGAGGGGAAACTTCGCCCTCAGCCACACTGCGGCATCTTCCAGCAGCGTATCGACGACCTTATCAGGAAGACCAGGTGGAAACGCTTGCCACCGGTCTTTCAAATCCACAGCGACTGCATACGACGGCATTAGGCGCCTAATCCGGTGAGCCGCACCATGGCCATGGGGTCAGTCACCACATGCTCTAACACCGCTTTCACCTTGGTCCAGGTCAGGTCACGTGCTTCGTCTCGCCAGGTAGCGGTACTAATTGGTTCTTCCATGCCGATCGTGCCCACTTGCCCTTCGGCAACTAACAGGCCCTCACCTGGGGTGGCCAGTGGGGAGGAAATCACTTCCAACCCCTGTGACTTCAGGAACGCATCCTGGGCGTCGTTGGTGTCAAAAGTGTTAGCAAGCTGCAGTGCGTCATCGGTGTGGAGGACTAGTAGGTTATAGAGGTAACCCATTTGGGTTTTCTCACCGGCGGCTAGGGCCGCGTTGAGCTCTGCCCGGATAGACTTCGCTGCGGTCTGCTTGAGCTTTTCAGTTTTGTTCATGCTGACCCAGCCGGAAGATTCCACCTTGGGAATATAGGACCCGTATTCCTGGATGGCTTTCTTAATAGCGAGCATGCCATTGTTGTCCACATCGAACACCATGGTGTTCGAAATTCGCTGGGCTCGGCGCTGTAATAGCGCCATGTCGTTTCGGGCTTTCGCCTCGTCGGTGATGGAGAATTTACCACCAAGCTTTTTCACCTGGGCCACTTTGGGCTCACCAGGAGTGGCGTCCAGTTCCGGGTATTCGCCACCTGGGGCGATGATACCGGTGTGGTCATCTGCTAACACCTGGTTTTCGGTATTGACTTCGTACAAGATCGCGCCACCCTGAGCATCACTGTGGCCGAAAAGGCGGTCAGTGAACATCTTCAGTGCGGTGATGTCCGCAATGTATTTAGAGATTCGTGCTGGTTCTTGCAGCATCAAATCCACTGTGATGGCACCGTTGGCTACTGTGGGGGCGGCGCCCGGGTAAAAACCAGAATTTTTCATGTTGTTTCCTTACGTTCGTTTTATAGCAGTGCGATGGTTACGGGCTTGTCCGCACCCGCGGCTTTCGTGAGGGCAATGGCCACAACAGGCCCAGTGCCGGCGGTGGCCGCTTTACCGCCGGCTGCGGTGGAAATCTTAGCGCCAGCAGTGATCGCGCCGGCAGCAATCGCGTCGAGCACATACCCGGCCCGGTAGATGGTTACGTAGTCGTCTTTGGCCACGTCCGCGGCAACTACACCGAATGGGATAGCATCCGCGCCAGCAACATCGACGACCGGGTTCCGGCCGTCCATTTCCCCAGAGACCACGACGAAGCTACCTGCGGGGATCGCCTTTGCGGCTTTAGCAGTAACATCGCTGCCGGGACTGTAGTGCCGTTTAGTCACATTCATAATATTTCTCCTTGATTATCCGGTTTTATTTTTCGGCTCGAAGAGCGGCCGGAATCCACGATTCCGGGTACGCCACATCGTCTACCTGGCTCGGGGTTCCCTGCCCTGATTGCAGCCCTTGCCGAGGGCGTTGCGACGGTGGTGGGGTGCCCTCAGTAGGATCCCCATACAGGGCCTGAAGTCGCTTAGCGCGCTCGGCGATTTCCTCTTTCGTGCCAGTACCTAGAAGCGGCAAATCTTCCGCCTTAATACCATGCGCGGCGGCTACTTCCAACAAGGTGTTTGTTGTCCGCTCCTGCGCTAGCTGCTGTTCCGCAGCCGCTAATTTTTCCTGCATGAGTTGAAGTTCCGTCTTTTTGGAATCCTCATGTTGTTTCCATTTATCAGCCGCGGCCTGCACAGCATCCCGCTCCTGGCGGGTTTTCTCCAATGCCGCCAGTGCCTCTTCCAAGGTCATCTCCGACTGCAGGGCAGCGTCTTGTGATGGTGTTTGGCTGGTATCCGGGGTGGTGTCCTCTAGGCTAGTGTCTTGTTCATCCTGGGGCTCGGTGCTAGTAGCGTCTTGCATAGTTGCCTCCTTTTAGATTGTGTGAAATGCGAATAGTCAGGGTGGCATGAATAAACCCCACCGGCTTGGTGAGGTTAGTTCATAGGGATGGGGAGCATGGGGTCAATCCTGGTAAACCCTAGTGTTCTGCGGATAAAGTCAATGCCCTTAGGGAGAACATACGTGGTGTACGATACCTTTTCCTCTCCGTTCGGCTGCTCATAGCGGTGGGCTTTGACCTCGAAGTAGCTCATATGCCGCTGGTAGGGGGTGTTACGCATAGCGCCGCGAGGAATCAACACACCTCGGTTACGCAGCTCACGGAACAGCCAGTTTTGGCCCACCCCCAACATTTTCGCTACCACACCCATGCTGTAGGAGCCAGACGCATCAATGAAGCAATCATAGGCGTCTGCTTTGGGCTGCATTTTCTTGTTTTCCGCCTCCAGCGCCAGGCGCTCAGTTTCGGCGTTCAGTAACATTTGCGCCATCTCCAGACGAGTGATCTGGGAAGGATCAAATGCTGGACGGGCGGCAAGCCGACGCTCCATGTCAGTAAATGCTTTAACAAGCTGCTTCTTGAACTGACGAACCACCACGGTGTTACGCATATAGGTCATAAGCAACATGGCATGCTCACGATTCAGCACGGCAATAGTTGTTGATTTAGCGAACCCTCCTTGAGGAAGCGGTGACCCCTTCCGCGTTTCAAACGCGAGTGGGCCAAACTCTTCAAAATCAGGCTGATTCTTACGAAGCAGCTCTAAAACATTCTTATGCTGAACCTGCGTTCCTTCAGCAATAACAAGTGATGTAGTCGTCAACTCCCCCTCGGGGGTTTGCCGAACGATCATGGTATAGTCATTATTTGGTTCTTGGTTAAACATCAGGAATCATCCTTTCTTATACAAAAACCCGCGTGCCCCTATATGGAGCATGCGGGTTAAAAAATGGTTTAGCGCTCGGACTAAGCAGGCACAGCAGGCAATGGGGCATCTGGCATATAAGTAATTTCTTCACCAGACCGGGGCACGCAAAACGTCGCCTTATAACGCAACTTCTTAACAGACTCAAAAATTTTCCGCTGCAATTCCTCTTCCTCATCAGGAACAAAAATCAAAGTATCAAGTACAGGCCCATAAGCACTATCTCCATAATCCATGGAAATAAGAACACCATCTACAGTCCGAACATCATACGCTTCTGGATCATCATTGTAAGCAATAGTATTCTCCGTATATGGCTCTTGCAATAAAAGATTGACCACTTCCACTATGGGAGCATCTGATAAAACATACAAGCTCATTATGTGAATTCCTCTTCTTCCCCATTATGATTAATGTAAATTATTCTATCAAACTCGGAAAATCTTGGACCACCCAAGTTCTTTTTAATGTCAGCTCTCACCTGCTCATCTGTAAGCTGCAGCCTAGCCCCATCAATAACAACCTGAATTTTTATAGGCATAAGACTTGCAAAATTCTTTTTCGCCTCACGCATATTGTTGTAAATGGTATTTTTCCCGCCACCATCAGGGGCTTTCATCTCCGTAATAACGCCATCAAGAACAATATCGGGTGAGGTCTTTTTCTCCTCCTCGCCTAGTCGCCGGATTCGAATTTCATGCCCATGTTTCAGCAATGTGATAAGGGTATCCCATTCATGAGTTGCTGGGTTTGTGGCCCCTTCTTCAGCTGATAACCGGTACAGCCAATCAGGGTTTTCTCCGAAATTCTTCCGCACTTCGGGCGGAATATAAACCTTTTCCCTTCTTTCTTCAAAGTCGAGTGTCACCCCTTCACCAGGCATGTCCTTACGAATCTCACTGGGCGACGTGTCAGGCTCGGCCTTTTCCGGGTCGGCCTTTAGCGCCGAGTATTTTTCCGGGTCGGCTTTTATCGCGTCGGCATATCGTTTATTGAATCTATCCCGAGGCTGGTCAAGACCCGCATCTAGCTCTTCTTGCGTTGGCTGAAAAGTTGCGTCATCCCATAGATCTTTCAGGGCATGGTATTGCTGCTCACCATTCCAGGACGCTCCCTTAACAACGAGGACTGCTATGCAATCGCAGTGGTCATGATATTTCTCTCCTTCCCGCCGGGATCCTGAAACATATGTATGGCCCCCGGTAGCGCCCGGATTCCGGTAATGAACTTGGCGGGGTCGTACTTTTTTGGGCTTGCCTGTTGTCACCACGGTGTCTTCGGAATATACCGGCCCGCGGGATGCCAGCATCGCGCAAAAAGCACAGCTCTCAGCCCCGGTTAAAACCCTGGCCCACCCCAACACCTTGCCGCCAGGCTTGGTGCTAGCTGGTTCTGCCTTACTGGCCTTTTTCCTAGAATCGCGGTTATCATCTCCCGCCTTCCTGCCGTCGCTGGTGTGTTCCACTATCACCTTGGGTTGGCCATCCGACCCAGTGTTATCTTCCACCGTCACCTGTGGGCGTTTCTGCGACGACACCACGCGCACCCGTCCCTGGGCCGCGGTATCAACCACCGCATCACGACCAGCTGCACGCGCATGCCGTACTGCCCCAGCAGCTACCCGGCGCGATACCTGGGCCACAGCAGCAGGGTCCGCGGGATTAGCGGGGAAGGCCGCTACTTTTTCCAGCAGGGCGCGCTGCGCGTCTTTTGAATATGATTCGATATCGCCAGGTATCGGATCTTTTTTCGGGTTCCATCCTAGGGCGCGCAGGAGCATCTTCCAGGCTGCGTTAGGCCGGTATGGCCGCATAGGTGCCACGTCTATCTCCATGCCTCGTGCGTGCATATCTTCGGTCATGGTTTGGGCTGCGGATTGGTAGAACGCTTTCCTGGCTTTATGGATGAGCGGCAGCAGCGCGGTCACTAGGTCCCAGAGTGCTTCAATTGTGGTGGGGATCGTTTGTTCTTCGATTAGTCGATATATCTGGTCTCTAAGCCACAGGGCGGTTTCCTGGTCTCGGGAGTGCTGGTTTTCGATGCTCACAACCCACCCCCTTGCGGTATTTGTTACGTCACTTCAGGCATGGTTTGGGTTTCATCTCCTTGTGTAGATGGGTAGCCATACTTGGTGAGGATCCGCTGGATTTTCTCCTCTGTGAACCCGGGAATGTCTTCCAGAAGTGCTTCCGCTGGTATGCCAAGCATGGTGGCGAGTTTCCCGAGCGCGTCGACGGTTTGGGCAAACGACCTTGCTGTGGTGTCTTTCCATTTCACTTCGCCGGCGAAGTCGGCGGCTGAATCGGCGTCGCCATCCATGTGTCCGCACAGCCGTAATAGTTGTTCGTAGGATTCGCCGAGACTTGTTTGGATTTCGGAGGCTTTTCGGTCTTTGGCTGATTCCATGGCTGCCAGGCCATCGGCGCTGATGTTGCTGATGGCGTTCGCGCCTAGGGATTGCGCTGGGACTTGGGCGATCGCGGCCAGGTCCCGGATGGTTGCTTGTTTGGAGTCAATGTAGCGAGTTAGGTCGGTTTCCTCGAACTGACCGGCTTTTGTTTTGGTGCCGTCCGCGTTGATGAACCAGACATCGTTCGCTTTCATGCGGATCCCTTCGAGTTCATCTTTGGGGGCCCATCCAATGACGTATCGTTGTTTGAAAGCGGCATAGTATTGGGCGATGCCCATTTCGTAGCTGGTGCGGTCGATACGGTCTTGGAGTGATAGGAGCGGCTCGATGATGCCGCCGTGTTCCTCACCGTCTAGGAGCCAGCGGTCCCGGAAGCGGACGACTGGTGGCACCCCAGCGCCGTGAGGGCGAGCCTCGATGATCTGGAGGTTGATGGTGTTGTTCCACGTTTCGGAAACCCATTCCGCCGGGTTTTTAGGGGCGTGGCGTGCCCCAATGTAGTAGATGTAGTTTTCGTCTATGAGCCGCATCCTAGCCCCCCGGATTTCTAGGGCAAGAATGGGCCATTCTGAAGTGAGCCCGTATTCGCCTGGCCAGGCCCTTGATTCCCCGTAGTAGGCGGTCATCATGCGGGGAGAAACCCCCGTGATAAGCGGTGCGGATGCTTGGCCGGGGAAAGTGCCCCGATCGACTACGGCATAGGATGTGCCGTATTTGAGGGCCGCCCGGGTGATTCCGGTTTGGGCAGCGTCCATGGCGTTGCGTTGCCAGTGCTCCCACAGTGGGGATTGTTCGTAGTTGCCGCTGAAATAGTTTTCAATCTTCATCGACTGGGCGAACGTATCCAACACTAGGGGGAGGAATGGGACTTGGGAGTCTTGGGCGATCTGGATATGTCTTTCATACCTGCCGCCTGGTGTTGCCTTTTCGTTTAAGACCGTGAACCGGCCGGCTGCGTATTTCCGGTTCCAGGGCAGCATCGCCATATGGATTCTGCTGTTCCTGGCGTATTCGTATGCGTGTTGGGACAGGAGTCCTCGCACGCCATCGAGTACCGCCCGGTTCGACATTTTCATTACACAAACACCGCCCTTCCGTCATAGTGGGTATCTGGTTGGTTATCCAACCATTTTCGGCGCACCATCCGCGCACCAATTAGGCAAACCGCGGCATCAATCTTTTTCGCTGAGGTTGGGGATTCTTTCCGCACAGATATCCCGTACCGGTTTTCCGCCCGGTAGCAGTTGCGTAGGTGGTCTGTGAGGATTATGGAGCCGTCGTAGGTGAATCCGTGCTCAATGATTTCTCTTTCTGTTAGTTCGCATGCCCGGGTGAAATCAAAGCTTTTGCTGCGCATGTCCCAGGCGATTGGCTCTGGGTTTGCCCCAGATGGTACTGCCCACAGTTCTAGTTGGTCTTTGTAGCATTCTGGCCACGTAATCTTCGTGAAGGATTCCCATTCACGCACGTCAGCGAAGAACGCTTTCACTGTCCACGTGTCAAACGCTTGGGCGACACGGGCTGTGACGGCTTCAACATCAATGGTTTTCTTCTCTGCTTGGGATGCGTGGCTGTTACCGGGATCCCACGCCCCGATCAGGAACACGTGCCCGTCGGAAACCCGGCACCCCACTAGCGCTGTCGTGTCGCGGGTGAGCGAGCCGTCAAAGAACATGACGATCTCTTCGCCAGGCTCTACCTGGATATCCGGCATGGACATGAACGTCAAGTCTTTGGGGTCAATCCACGCATCAACAGATGCTACTGGCCAATTCAAATATTTCCGCTTCGAGTCATCCGGTTTAGCACTGTGCGTCCAAATGCGGGTCATGATGGCGTCGATATCAACCCATGGGCAGTCCTCGTACACGAACTCCAGCCCGGCGCGGAGCGATGCCGCATCGGCTAGGTTGGTTTCTGGCGGGGCTTGGATGATATCCATGAGGATCTGTTTTTCATTCTTGGATAGGCCTTTCTCTTGGTTACACCAGTCGAGAAACGTGTGCTCCCCCACGGTGTTTTTCCCCGGTTTCCAGGCGTTCAGGGTGCCTAGCATACGGGAACCGGATTTAGTTAAGTTGTCGGCCAAGGTACTGTATAGCTCACCGCCGCCTTTAGCTGGGGTCCAGTGCTCTAACTCGTCGCCAATGATAAAGGTCGCCTCCGCGCCCTCCTGGGTGGCAGCAGATGATGTGATGACTTCTAGTTTGCCCTCGGGGGCAACGTTGATTTTCGTGATGCCAGGGTCAATGTCGTAGTCGCGATGCAGCTCGATCGCCGTCTTCTTGTTAGCCATCGCCCTGATATGTCTCATCGTGTTGTCTGTTTGCGACTCAGAAACCGCGGCTATCTGCACCCATGGCATCGCCACAGGTTTACCAATGCAGCCGCCAAGCACCTGGGGGTCAAACCTTTCCAGCCTGACGGGGGCAAGCAACTCAATGAGCGCCATAGCAGCAGCGAACGGCGACTTGCCGGATCCTTTAGCTAGACGACGGAACGCACTGTAGAACAACCATTTCCCATCTGGGCCAACCGCATAAAACCACAAAACGAACCTGGCCTGGCGGTTAGTGAATTTCCACGGCAGCCCGGCACGAATCCCGTTCGGGTGCTTCAGATATTTCGCGGCCCAAGCTAGCGCCTCCCAGCCGAGTGTTAAATCAGGAACCCCCGGGGGGAGCGTGTCTAGCCGCTCCTCCGGGGGAATCATCATGCTAGATCAGCCCTGTACTGCTCCATGATCGACACGGTGGCGGCCTTCGCCTCATCCGTTGCCTTCGGGGTGATGAGCTCTACACGCAGCCGACGCCTGGCCCCCTCGGTAGTCATCAAAGCATCAGCACGGGAAAAGATTACGTCCATCATCCCAGCACGCGCACCAGTCGGCGAGCTTAATTCTTGGGTGATAAGCCAGCACACTAAGCGGGCTTCCTGCCAGTCGCTTTCCTGATAGAACTGAGCCTGACCACTCCGTTTCAGGGAGCGGAACCATTGCTTGGCATAAGGGTGCCACGCCCTGTCTTCTGTAGGTGGTTTCACTACCTGCTGTCCCATGGCCACCACCACAGCAGGGACATCACCATCCGGCTTGTTCCGTCGCCTACGCTGGTCGCTACGCTTCGGTACTGGACCACGCACCATGACCAACCACCTCCTTCACTGGTCGCTTACCGCTCGGGAATACGCCCCTCTCGCTGCAATGCAGCAGCCATCTTCACTGCGGGGGCGAGATCAACGAGGCCGCCCATGCGGTAAATATCCTCCGTCGTGCGAATGAATCGGGCTCGGGAATAGATTTCCACGCAGCCGCGCCGACGCCCCGGCCCCTCCGGGAGGAGCCCGAAAACATGCAGACCCCGCCGGGAGACCGAACGCTCCACGACAGCCCCGGGCACCGCCCGGATAATCTCGACAGCCCAGGCTGCCACCTTGCCGCGGCGACTAATGCAGTGGTCAAGGTCGATGCAGGCCAGACCGCCGCCCAGCATGACGCCGTGCGGACCATCCCGCACCTCAGCGTAGGCGGTCCAGGTTTCCGGCTTAGTAGTTGACGCAGGGGAGCCCGTAGGTGTGATGGGGCGTTTACCGTCAGCAGCCGTCCACCGGGGCAAATCACGCATCCGGGCCGGCAACTGCTCACGCCGACGCCTGCGGTAGGCCTTCTGCCTGCATGCGGACGAACAAAACCGCGGGGAGCGACCCCTAGCGGGGATCTCCAGCCGGGCTTCGCACACCTCACACACCAATCTCATAACCTGCATTTTACCACAAGCGTTACGATATACCTAGTACTAGCTTGGCATATTTACCCTTTCCGGCCACCAACAACCAAGGGGGTAGGCAGCCAAGGAAATAGTGACCCACACCATAATGCAAAGCCGCAGGTCACAGCCCTAATGCGCACCGCCAACCAACATCCAAAACCAAGAAAACTATCCTGACCAGCAAAACCCTGAAACCCGTACACAGCCGGGGGCCGTATGTGTGCCGTACCAAGGACCGGCCGGCTGCGGGGTACCCCCCACCCCACGTGACCCTGGTCACCTTACTTCAAGCCGGGGTGGCGGGTAGCAAACCTGTCATACAGCCGGCGACGGGCTGCCCGACGCTGAACGCCGCGGGCTGTTTCGCGCCGGGACTTTTCCGCATGGCAACTAGCACATAGCCACTGGAGATTATTGAGCCCATCGGTGCCGCCCTCAGCGACCGGAACGATGTGGTCCAACTCCAAGCCGGCGTGACCTACCATTGGTTCGGCACCACACTGGGCACACCAGTAAGGAAGGCGGCGATGCGCTAATCCGCGTAGGCGTTTCCACTCGGCTGCGGTTGTGCGCGACGCACCATTACGCCACACCATCAGCAGCACCGCCTTGCGACGGGCGAACGATAGCAGCAATCGCCCATGATAGCGCTTGCTCTAGGTGCGTGATGGCTAGCTCACGCTCACGACAGTCCGGTGCGATCGCCGCCACACGATGCGCCGCCGCCTGCATGCTTGCCCTTACTTTGATACAGTCTTCGCACTGATCGTCGGTGCCCTCATGATACCGGAAGCGACGATCAATCTCCTGCTGGATACTCTTCGCTTGTGATCCCATGATCCCCTCCTCCCCAACTCTCTGGCATGACTAAACCCCTAGGCTTTTCCACCCAGGGGTTCCGAACGCAAGTTTACACCAACACCTGTCCCACACCAAAGGATACTGAACCGCGCATCGCCCCGGCACGCGCCAGCACGTCATCCAGCCGTACCAGCGTGCCGCCATCATCGTCCTTTGTAGTGGCCACTTTCCCTGCTTGTGCCCACCGATAGACAGTCGTGCGCGACACCGGTGCCCCAGCCTGCTTAGCCCACGACGCCGCCACTTGACACGTCGCCCACTCCGGCGGGGATGGTTCCGCTCCCCCACTATCAGGCTCTACCATGGCCACCACCATGCGCGCCTGGGCAATTACTTCTTCCGCCATCATCTCACCCCACGGCGCACTATCCGCAACATCCAGATACCGCTGCAACCACGCAGCAACAGACGCGATACCCTCAGGCACCGGGCCCACAACACCATCACCGCCACACGCCAACACCTCCGCCGCCCAAAACGAAAGCAGCCCCTCCGTCTGAACCAGAAGATCCAACACCGTCAGGTTCACCGGAGGCTTTGAGCAACACGCCGCGCGCCCCGGGGTATCAGTGGTACTACTAACGCGGTGAAAGGTAAGGAGTTCCTCTAACCCGGCACCATTACGTTCCAGTGAGTACAGGGACCTTCCTAACTCATGAAGCAGATAATCATCCATTCCAACTCTTCCTCTCTCTATAAGTAGGTATCCCTCAATAGGTTTGCAGTCTACTCACCGCCCCTGCCACCTCACGGCTCTACCCGCCCCGACCCGACCCGACGATCCTAGATCCGTCACCCCATCGTTCTGGTTTCGATCTAGGTCCGATCTAGATCCGTACTAGGTTTTACCGTTTCGTTATAAAACAGGGCAAAAGAAAACCCGGGCATAAGCCCGGGGCCCCTTCTAAGTGCGCATATGCGCCATAATTGGCAAAATTTGTTGAAACTTCTTATCCTTAAAGCAGCTCGTCCACCATGCGTGGAAGGAGCATCTGAGGCCGTTTGCTTGCAAGCGGCCTCTGCTTTATCTTTACTGCGGCCAACAAGAAGGCGTCAGGCAACAGCCACGGCGCACTCCCCCCATGGCCACCACATGGCTAGACGCCAACCCACCTGACCGCACGCACGCCGACTACCCGTCCCAGCCTTGCTGAAACGGGCAACGATGCGCGGTGCTACGCTATACCACCTACCTTCGTCTACCTAGTGAGCTACTTACCCCTACTTCCGCTTCCCACGCCCACGCTTGTGCTTACGGTGCCGACGCTGGACACGGCGACGCGCCCGCGCTGGCTTCACCCGCTTGGCATGCTCACGATCAGAACCACTGATAGAGCCCCCCACCGACACCGAAGCGCATTCCCTTAAAGCTTCTGAAAGCTCCTCTCCCATCGCCCAGTCCGGCGCGGTTTCTACCGGATCGCTAAACCCACCTGGGGTGGAAACATTATTGGACCGCGTAGGCGTCGCATCGCTCAACCGGGGTGGCGTATCATGGGTCTCAGCCTTGGCTTCGTCTACCGTTGCTTTAGGCTGTGGTGCGGCACGCCAGGCGCGAGTGGATTGTTTGTGCTGTTTCTCGCGTTCTTCCTTAGCCACTACGTGAATATTGTGGTCCTTTGCGTACTGCGAGTTGTTGATGAACTCGATGCTGTATTTGTTGTAGTGCACTTCCTCGGGCGTGGGCGGGTCCTGCAGATCCAGGACCTCGCCAGCACCGCGCCGACTGTTGCATGACCAGCAGGCAACAACTAAAGTTTCTGCCGTTGAGTCCCGATGCCCATTAAGTGAATCATATGTGCCCCGCCGGTGACTACGGCGGTCTCGCCAATCAACGGTCTTACCGCACCACCGACATTGGTCTCCATCCCTTAGCCGCACTTGCATGAGCAAATCCGGGTTGCGCTTATCCTTCGACCGACGACGGTCAAGCTCCACCTCCTCCCGGGACCGCATGTGAAAGAGGCCAGGGTCATCCACAAGCCGTAACATCCATGTCCCATCAGGCTGCTGCTCCTCAAAAAGCAAACCTGACCTACTCAGCAGATCAATCATGATATCTTCCCTACCCGGCGCGACCTGGGCCAGTGCGCCATATTCAACGTAGTAGTCCATCAGATGCTCCGCCGAAATCGACGCCAAATCCAGCAGCACCCCTGATGCTTCATTCTTCAGCTGGTGATTCCCCTCACAGATCCCAAGTAATCGCATCATTAGCGGATGCGTCGTAAATGTATCGCTCACTTTAAGCCAAGCCATGATTTTCTCCTGTATTTTGTAAATCTCAAAAATATAAACGCGCGCAATACAAACCATCACGCGCGTTCCTGTCGTGCCGCGCCTAAGCGGCGGGTTTACGCGCACTCACCCGACGGCGCCGAGTGCGACGCACGGGTTGCGCTTTCCTAGCGGCACGAGCCGCCCTGGAATGGCCCTGATAGCAGCGTTGGCAAAGCCCTTCTCCCATATGGTGCTGTTTATATCGATACGGCGTATGACAGCAACGCTTCCGCGCATGGGCCGCCACCAGAGCTTGTGGGTCCATAGGCCCACCACACCACCGGCAGCACAGCTGATAGGGATCGCTGCTGGTTAGCGGTTGAGGGCGATCCGAATAGCGGCCAGCGACTACACCGGCAACCCGTACCCCACGCCACTCACAGTCCGATAGCATCCGTTCGCAAGCCTCAAGCAAAGGGCACTGTGCACACAGCAACTTGGCCTGCTGGTGACGCTTCCGCATCCGCGCCACCGGCTCACCCGCCGCAGCCGGATCCCACAGGCTCGGCGCAGACGGGGTCGCCTGCATATCGCGCTGCTGGCAGATACCCAGCTCAGCATCACCACCACACGGCAACATCCCACCGGTGGTCATACCGCACCACCAGTCGGATTCGTACGCAACCGCCGAACCTTCGCCTTCTGAGGCTTCGCCCCATCAATCACCGTGTCGTACTCGAACCCATCACCATCACGCACCACATCACCAGCAGCATCCGCACCGACATTAGACGACCCTACATCCGCGCCGGGGAGCCCCGGGAGGGGCTCCTGCACGCCGCGGTCAGCAGGCACAAAGGAATACGACTCGAATACATCTTTCAATGCGACATACACTCTGGCGCGGTGGCGTTGGGTTGCGAGCGGCACCGGGATAATATCTGTATCAAACTGGTGTGCCGCAGCACCCAGGGCGGTGGCCTGGGTGGCAGTGAACATGATTGGCCCCGCATCTCCAGCGCCTTTTGCCTCAGCGCGCACCCGGTCGAACAACTGCGTCGCATCTGTGGTGAAAGCCGAATCAGCCCGTGCCGCGGTCACCTCCGTCAGGTCACCGCAGGTGCCGGAAAGGTCCTGAAGTTGGACTTCCTCATCACGGATGAAGATAGCAGCCCTTGCGTCGTCTTCTTCCTTATCCGGCTTCAATTTCAGGAACAGCTTGGCGCTAGCTGCGGTGATTTCCACCACCCGGTGAGCCTCTTCCACATCATCAAAATAGGCACTCACATAGGCCTGCGCCACATGCTGGGGGTTCGCGGCAACCACCAGCAGACTCCCGGCGTAGGTGATGAGGCGCACCACATCATAGATTTCTGGTTTGCGGTCTGTCACCCCGACCACCGCGCGGATAGCACGCTGCAGCTCTCGAATATCCACAACCAGTTTGGAACGCGCCGGCATCTTCTCAGACATGATCGCTCCCCGATCCAGCATCGGCGCCAGCACCGCCAGCCCCATCGACGATTTCCCGCAGCTTGGCGGTCACCGCACCCATACGGATAACCAACTCACCCAAAGCTTTCGCAGGAACACTGGAGCTACCGGACTGGGCCGCAGCCTTGGTAACACCTGCAACTCCTTCCTGGGCAGCTTCCACCAAGGCGCAGAGCTCATCCCAATCACTAGAATGCAGCGCATCGGACAGCTGCTTCTCCAGCTGGCGGTTTTCAACGCGCAACGCCTGCCTATCTTTATTCACCCGATCCAACTCCGTGTGCAGCTTGCTGATACGGTCCGTGGCATCCACCGCCTTATGCAGCGCATCCAACGATGCCGAACGGTCCATCAGCTTTTTGATCATGTCCTGCTGCCACACCATAGTGCGCTCCATACCGCTCCAGGCGCCGTTGAGGCTTTGCAGCAGCTCCTGATCTAATCTTGGCGCAGCCATACCGCCACCCCCTCTTTTCGAACCATGGCGGCCTCCCGGATAGCATCAAGGAAAGGCTGATCCAATGCCTGAATCTCCGGCGTGAGCTCTTCAAAAGGCACCAGCGCGGGATGGTCTGGCCGGGCAGCAGACGCCCAAGCCGCCCACGCATCATGCACATCCTCCAGCTGCGTATCGACGCCTTTGGCGCGAAGCAGCAGCGCATAGTTGTAGAACAGTGGCAACTGCTCCTTGGTGATTTCGTCGTCGATCTCCTCAGGCAAACATGTCACGATCAACGCCGCATCCGCCTCAAGATAGTTAAGATTCGTCATTATGCAGCCTCCAGCGCCAACCGGCGACGAGGCCGGACAGCCTTCCGCACTAACGCCATATACCGTTCCCGCTGCGCCTCAACCAGTTTCATGTGGGCATAAGCCACCGCATCACCCCAGCTACGGAACGACGCGATCAACTCCCCGCCCCACAGCACTTCCCACAAATCCGGGTATGAGTCGCCAGTAAACACGCCGAAAAGACCATTCCGCTTCACACCCGGCCGGAACCGGATCCGCAATTTCAATTGCAGCTGGTTCATGATTGTTTTCCCTCCCGCGCAATAGCCGCGTTGGCCCACATCATGGTCTCCTCCAGACGCAGCAGTGCTTGTTTCTTCTCCCAGCCATCAGCCAGCAGAGCATCCAGCTCAATAGCTACAGCCTTGATCTTCTTGCCCATCTGAACCCGCCGCTTGCGGGTCTCATCATCCAAGGTGCGGTAATCAAACCGCTTATCAATCTCGGTCATCATTTCCTTCTTTCATTTCAATTGCGCCACAGCGATGGTTGTTAGTCGCCGCCGCGGAGCACGTGCTTACCGATCACGGTGATCGCGCCGTCCTCGTCGATGTAGCCCATGTTCAGCATCGCCCGACGCCCAGCAGCGGTCATTTTCTTCCCCGCAGCGTGACGGCGTAGCGACTTATACGCCAAATGGCTCTCGTAGGTGTTAGACTGGCCAATGCGTTTCCAGGACATTTCTTTTCCTTTCTCTGGTCTTGGGAATGTGTTTTATACAGTCCCCCGCCTTCCCCAGCGGGGGACCAAAGTTATCAAGGGGTTTAGGTGAGGCCGGCGGCTACGTGAACAGGCGAGTTAGCGTGGCGAACTTTTCAGCTGGGATCGCCTCGAAGAAGATGTCACCGTCGAAGATGTGCGCGGTCCAGTCCTCACGACAGACGCGGAAACCATCAACATGCATGGTGATGAGCCCGGTATCCTCCAGGACAAACAGGTTACGCATCTCCTCGAACCGCTCCTCCGGCACCCGGAACAACTCACGCTCACCACGGGTAAAAACCACACCATCATCGACACGCTCAGCAACGGTCCAGTCGAAAAGCTTTCCCAGGTACACGTGCGTGGTATCATCCTGCGGCAGCGGATTTAAAACAGGGGCTAAACCATCCGACACCGCCGCGGCACCGGCTTCATCATCGTCAGCAGGAACACTGGGACGCTCCGATAACGGCAAATCTTCCTCTCCCCCAGCGGCCTCATTATCGGCTTCCTCGCCGCCCCACCGGCCTAAGAGATCATCCACATCAATATCAATCGGAACATCCACATCAGCAGAAGCCCGATCCTCATCATCCAGCCGCAACGCATCCTGGCACAAGCCCCGGAGTCGAATCTGAATCCCCTCCTCCGTGGTCACCAAGTCGATGTCGATCGTACAATCCTGATCGGCATCTGCGTGAACGTGCAGGTGAATCTGCATCAGCGAACCGCCACACCCCAAAGGCACGCTCACCACACCAGCCCCCAAATCTGCGCTACTCATCATTGTTATTCCTTTCTCTTGAAGAGGTTTACGCACCACACCTCGTGGTGCTTGGTGCCCATGGCTGGATTCGAACCAGCAGCATCCATATGAAGCCCGGACTGGATGCGGCCATTTCATGGGCCTGGTGCCGGATAACCCGCCGGCAGCGGGGCTGAGATAGCCTGTCTAGATGCGATAGGTGTTGCGCTCCACCAGCTCCTCCACCTCCGCACGGATATACAAAATCTTTTGCCTTGAAAGTCGGATCCGAGACAGTCGCCCCTCCCTGGCATAGCGCTGCAGGGTACGGGTTGAAATCCGCAGATACTCCGCGGCTTCCCGGGTTGACATATAACGCGACGCCATTAGGAGACTTCCTGATCCTGCTTTACGACGGCACCATGCCCCTCACTGTGGTACTCATTAAGCGACGTCACCAACAGCTCAATAGCTATGATTAAGCCGGAAATGCACTCACTTGAAGCATCAGCCGCAACACACTTCCAAGGCCCCAGTAGCCCATGAAAATAGTGCACCAACTGTCCATAAACCCGGATACGATCAACAAGCGATCGTTGCCGGCAAAAATAAGCAATACGCCGCACAGTGGTAATGCTCAGTTCAACAACAGACCAGCCCAAACGGTCACTGCTCAGTTTGACTCCACGAATGGAATGAGCCCCACCATCCTCGGCAAGCCTTATCGCAGTCGCATAAGTAAAATTTGCGTCAAAAGCAGCGCCAACATGAAGCAACGCATCCTCGGTCTCTTTGGCGTATTCCAGGATTATTTCGATCAAACGAACAGAAGCCTCTTCTGAAGAGGACAAAGCCCCTTGGCTGGGGTCGCCTTCAGGCTTGGGATAATGCGCATCCCAAACTTGAGAATGCTCGACCGCATCCGCCAGATACCGCTCAGCTATGGCAACCGCCACAGAATCACTCGTTCTTGTCATTTCTTCTACTTCCACTTACTTTCTCTCGGGGGTTATCCTTCCCCTAGGGCCGCTCACCCTGGGAAGGAGGTGACTACATGTACATGCAAATCAAATACGCGGGGTCGTTTTTCTCTTTTAAAGTTGACGAGGGGAACAAAGAAGCTATTGAAGGACTGCTTCAAGGAGTGTTCCCAGGGATCGTGACTTTCAAGACTCCGAATGGAACCACTGTCTCGCTCAATTTCAGTGAAAATATTCCATTCTTCTTCGAAATTTCCGATACCCCACGTAACGATTGGCCAATCTAGGATCCGTGAGGGACAGTAAAGCCTGTCCCTCACGTGGTAAACCACGTATTACTCACCAATCCCGCCCGGTTATTAACCACTGACGCCAGGAACTTCGCGTCAGCGGTACTCAACCACAGGCGCTGTTCCTCGGTTTTCGGGCGGATCGCCACACCCGTCGTGGTGATCTGCACCTCTACACGAGGGTTAGACACCTCCACCAGCACATCACCCAACGCCTCTTCAGAAGCGTCCTGGTCCCCAGGTTCGGGGTCTTCTCCGGCACCAAAGGCTTCCTCCAAATCTTCCAGGGCGATCGTTTTGTTGTTAAGAGCATCAGCGAGATATCGGTAAATACCACAAGCCGTCCGAACTTTAGCCAGCTGACGCGTGGTCAGGTCCTTTACCGACAGGCCAATCTCGGCTAACACCTCACGCAGCAGAACGTCAAGGCCTTTACTCTTATTGGTGTTCTCAAAATGGCGCTTACAAGCCCGCCGAAAAGCACTCGCTTGGGCAGCGGTTAACTCTTCTGTCCGCACACCCGCAAGAACGTACACGGCCCCATCCAGATCAATATCTGCACCCATCACAATCAACTCCTTCTAAACCAGATTTTTCTTCGCTAGCGCTTCGATCGAGTCACGGTTAATCCGCCGGGTACGCTGGCTGAAATACGTCGCCACCAACGCTTTCTCCGCGATCAACTTCTCCACCGTGTCCGTGCTAACCTGCATATACTCCGCAGCCTGCTTGACCGTCAGCCACTGCGGGGCAATCACTACCTCACGCATCCTTTTCCTTCCTCTTGCTTTACGACGCCCCGGCGCGAATCACGCAGCAGATCGCTTACTTGGCCGGCGGCGTTGAGGTCGGATTTTTTCTGTCGAAACGTAAAATGCATCGGCGAATTCAACCGGATAGGTTGTCAATACAGATCCGATAAATCGTGGTCCTGCTTCGGCTTGCCCTCTGGCATATCGGCTAATAGTCGATACGGTTGTCTGCAGTTCATCCGCTAGGCCGGATAAGCTGCCCGCTTGCGTTATTCGATGCTCAAGCCAATCTTGTCGCACTCGAACCGTGTTTACGGTAGGCATTTCGCCTCCTTTGTTTTTAAACAATCTCGATTTGTGCTTACGCAAGCAAGAATAGACCAATTTTTGTTCTAGCGCAAGGCCAATTTGGATTGGCCCAATAACTTGCCTTTTTGTGCTTACGCAATTACGATCTGACACATGAAGCAAACTCGCTGGTGGAAATACGTAACGGAAACAATCCAAGGTCGCACTTTCAAAGAAGCTGCCAAAATCGCAGGATTCGATCAATCAGCTTTCACCCGATGGAAAGATGGTGCGGCCGCAAAACCTGAATTCGTTGTAAAATTTGCCCGCGCCTATAACCGCAATGTCTTAGAAGCCCTAGTGGAGGCAGAATTTATCACAGAGCAAGAAGCTGGGTTGCAAAAAGTAAACGTTCCAGACATCCGATCCGCACTACGGCTCGCACCTGAAGAATGGTTAGCTGACGAAGTACTCAAACGAATGCGTGCAGGTGCAAAAACCGACGAGTTTACAGCCCCTCTTGACGAACTGGTTGCACGCAAACAGCATAAAGCAAATGAACTAAAACCCGAGCCTAAGCCGGATGTTTCCACCGAGGTAGATCATGATGCGATCATTGAGCAGATCAATGCGGGGAAAGTCAAATTCGCAGCTCAGAAGCACACGCCACCATTGGAAGAAAATACCCCCTAATTCCGGTCAAAACCAGCCAATTACATGTATCTATAAATTTCTTTTTATACTTTCCCCCCGGATATCAAAGTGGGAAATATCTCACTTTATTGAGCAAAACCTTAACTCTTGCCTATAATTCATTTACCTTCCCCATAATAGAAATAGAGGGATAAATGAATCTACCTATTGATGATTTGGCTCTCTCCATGGGTATCACGGTCGTCGAAAGCAGACGATTAGATACCTCATACAATGCGGTGTTTTACCGCCCCAGCCTAGCGGTTTATGTTCGGGCTGGGCTCGATCCCGTCACGCGAGCGTGCGCGGTAGCTCATGAACTCGGACACGCCTATTACGCCCATGACTGTTCCACCCCGCAAGCAGAGCGTGAAGCTGATGAGTGGGCAGCTGACCATCTTCTTCACGAAGCGGAAGTACAGCGCGTTGCCTACGAAACCGGGTTTGAACCGGCAGCCATTGCTGCCGAACTAGGCGTCACGCCACACATGCTAGACACCTGGTGGCGGCTCTATCGGACAGGACGAACCACACGCAAATGCTCACTCTCACCACAGAAACAACCGGCTTGAGGTGTAAAATATGCCCCAAGAATTAAACAAGGGACCTGGATCATTCGGACGACTTATCACCCGTATACTTAGAGGTCTATACGAATCAGGAAAATTCGACCAAAGCGATGCTGCTATGCACGCAGGCATACCAGCACCTCAGGTTTCTCGAATACTATCCTTCCAAGAATCCATAACCCTAGATCAATTAGAAGGTTTCTGCATGGCAGCAGACGTATACATGATTGACGTTATTAACTTAGCGAATGATGAACGGGTTTTCGGTACCAGAGAAGCTGTAAAAGTACAAGGCTGGCCAATCGCTGAAGACCCCCTATCAAGCAAAGAACTTTTCGAGTTACAACGATCCGAAGCAGAAGCCAGCCAGCGATACTATAAAGAAGCTTTAGAGCTGGAAATTGAAACGGTAACCCCTATCATCACTGACGAGACCACTAGCCGAGTGCTATGGCGAGTCATCGACTGTGCCACCTACTGCGGTATCAGCTCCCGTACCTGGACAAACTACCGCGCTAACGGTCGTGCGCCCCAGCCCGTGGCGCACCTCGATGGCCGCACACCCCTATGGGACGCAGAGGAGGTGAAAACCTGGCACGCTAACCGCCCCGGCTAGCCAATCAAAGCAACACAATAGGGCAACAACCCCCGGGCTTCCGGGGGTTTTCTTTTGCATATTCCCTTAATCTGAGACGGTTAATCCGCACAGTATCGTGCAATATGATTTTATGAGATTTATTTCCCCACTCCGGTACCCAGGCGGCAAAGCGAAACTCGCCCCCTATATCGCTTCTCTTATCAACGCCCAACAAATACCACCACGCTACTATGCGGAGCCTTTTGCCGGGGGTGCAGGAGCTGCGCTAAAACTCCTCCACGAGGGAATCATCGAGCATATTTATCTCAACGATCTTAACCCCGGTATCGCAGCATTCTGGCGGGCAATCACCCAAACCCCTGAAGAGTTCAACCACCTCATTACCAGCTGCGAACTCAACATTGATGCATGGAAACACTATAAAAACATTTACGACACACCCCAAAACAAGGATGATCTCACACTCGGGTTCGCCACCTTCTATCTCAACCGCACATGCCGATCCGGTATCCTAGGAGCCCGACCTATCGGAGGCATGGAACAAACCGGTAAATGGAAAATCGACGCCCGATTTAACCGCGATAACCTCAGCCACCGTATCCGCACTATTGCCGCCATGGCAGACAACATCACCATCACCGAATCAGAAGGCATAGACTTCCTCACCACCATGGAAGAACACGGTGAAAACATTTTCGTCTACGCCGACCCCCCTTACCTAGGCCAAGGCGAAGGCCTCTACCTCCACGCCTTTGATGAACCCCAACACAAAGCACTCGCCAAGAAACTAGCCGACGCCACATTTTACTGGATGCTCACATACGATGACGACCCCTTCATCACCGAAGACCTCTACCACCACGCCCGAGCAGCAATCTTCCCCATCGCCCACACAGCCCACCACCAACACGTCGGCGCCGAATCAATCATCTACTCAAGCAGCCTCATCATCCCTAACCTGCAAGTCACCAAAAAACACACCGCGCAATGGACACCCAACACCACCCAACCCGAACCCATTCTTTTCTGACCCCTACTAGGATTATTTTTCACGAAACCCCACTAAAAAAGCGTGAACTGCGGATTCCTTTTTGAAGATCAGAAAATTTGACCAACCCTCAAAATAAAAAACCAGTGCATTCCCCATGTGGGTGAAAGTAACATCGTTGGTAATAATATAACCACCTGGCTATATTATTACCAATAGTTTTACGCTTATGGGCCCATGAGCAAGTCATTCACCCGCTGCAACGCCTCCTGCCGCCTAGCATCAGAAGTGCGCATATAGATCTCAGTGATGACCTTCAGATCCACCTGACCTAACAGCTCACCGATAGCAGGGATCGTCATGCCCTGCTCCACCAATGTAGTAATAAGCCACACCCTGCCATAGTGCGGGCTGATACGCTCGGTGATCCCGGCGCGGTTTTTAGCACGGTGCAGGACGGACCTGTAAAAAGTATCTGAGATGATTCTTCCGGTGCTGCTGGTGCAAATGAAGGCATCGGGGCTGTCGCCGATGGTGTCCAGGTGGTCGATGATGTCTTGGTGGAATTTTTTAAAGACGGGGATGGTGCGGTGGCTGGCGCTGGTTTTGGGGGTGGGCTGGTAGGTCATGTTCCCTGCGATCCTGTAGGCGTTACCCCTGATATGGATCAGTATAGTGTCACCGGCGATGGTGATGTCCTTACGCCTGAGGCCTAAGACTTCTCCTATGCGCATGCCGTGGAAGAAGGTGAGGACTGCTATTAGTCGGTGTGGTGGTTTCAGTTGGTCGACAATTTTCTGCATGGTGGCGACCGTGGGAAGTTCTTTTCGTGCTGGCTTAGGGCGGCGTCGGGCGTCTGGCACATCTACTGGGCTGGCGGGGATCAGGTCTCGATCTACTGCTGCTTGTATGGCAGTGCGAAGGCATGAGTAGGCGGCACGGTTGTAGGACTGGTATCCATGCTTGATAGTTATTGCATCCCACCACGCAATCACGTCTTTGCGTGTTAGTTTGACCAAGGGGATATCACGTAGTCTTCCGGCTTTACCTGTGGTGTTCAGGATGCGGCGCCCTAGGACCGCACGGTAGTTGTCCATGGTGGAGGGTTTTAGGCGTTTTTCTTGAAGGTCTAGCCATTGGCATAGCCACTCGCCGACGGTTCGGGTGGCGTCTTCTTTCGTCCGGTACCGGAGGTGTGGGGGTTGCCATTCGTCAAATTCGATGAGTTTTTGTTCTTGGCGGAGCCAGGCGCCGGCGTCGTCCTTGGTGAAGAACGGGTGGGGGCCGGAGTATTTTTTGCCGTCGGGTCCGGTATAACGGGCGCGGTATTTACCGGAGGATAGGCGTGCTATTGTGCCGAAAAGGCGTTTTTTAGGGGCGGGCATGAAGGGGTTTCCTGCGATTGCGAGTGGTCCATGGGCGGTCCCGCGGTCCGCGTGTGGTCCGCATGTTTACACCCGTGTCCCACTGTGTCGTTTATTGTCGCTTATTATTTTACGCAGGTCATAGGGCAAAAAAGAAGAACCCCCACGTCACGGTGAACGTGGGGGCCTTATTTTGCAAAGAAGTCGGCGACTTCCACCGCGGCGGTGGTTCGTGCACTCATACCACCACCATAATTC